TAAAAAATATACAACTTAATAAAAATATGGTAGCATTTCCACAATTAGGGTATGGATTCAAATCGAATACATCTCACATAGCTAAAGAAACACCAGCAACCGAAGAAGCACTTGCTTGGTGGAGACAATGTTTAACTGATGAACAGAAAGCTGATTTGATAGTTAAGGAACATCCGAAGTGTTTAAACCAAAGTGATTTGATGAGATTTGCTTTATGGAGACTTTATAATAAAAATCCACAAAAGCTTTTTGATAAATGGATTAAGGAGAATGAATAAACTCATATTTTTTAATTTATTATACATAACTCGTTTATTTGTGAAGTACCTTACCACAGAACTTAAATAATTAGTAGAAACCTTATGAGGTATTTCACATATACCTTGTTATAAATATGTAAAAAATTATGAAGCAGAAATTAGAAACAATAAACCAATTGGAGATTGGAACACTACTGTATTATTACGATTTTGGTAACTACAAAGTGTTAATGCTCGATAAAGAAAATATTGAGTTTGAGGTTGAAATTATAGATAACCTACCAACAAACTGGTATGAAATAATTAACCAGAAAAATGCTATTGGAGAACTCAATATTTTTAACGGAAATTGGTTTATTGTTGATGAAGAACAATAATAATTTTTTATTGTTTATAACGGTTTGCAGCTAACAGAAGTGGCTGCTTGTAAGAACTTCTGAATTAAAAACAAATGCTTGTAGCAGCCATTTTTGTTAGGTGCTGTTATAAGCTGTAAAAACAAACGAAGCGATGGCACTTTACAGCCCAGATTACAAATTACAGAAGGCTAAAAAACTTATTGATAGCCTTGATAACTCAGAAGACAATGAGTTGATTAAATACTACATTCAGAAAAAAGATGAATGGATTGAAGAGCAAAATAATAGGCTAAAAGAATATCAAGAAGTTTTTGATAAGATGGGTAAATTTTTGCCAAGTGGAAGACCGACTGTGTATGGTGGGTAGGCGTTTGTTTTTATTGCTTATAACTCGTTTATTTGTGAAGTTTGCACCCACTTATACTCCACCAGTATGTTGTATTTGTGTAGGATCAAGTTAACCTGATAAAAAAATTTGGAAAATCAAAATTTACTTCGTATATTTACACCATAATTAAACATTATGAAAACTGTATTCATCGGTGATATTCACGGACGTTCCATTTGGAAAGAAATTGTAGAACAGGAAAAACCTGATAGGGTTATTTTTGTGGGAGATTATTTCGATTCATTTGATATTCCTGGTATTGACCAAATCCACAATTTTAAGGAAATTATCCATTTCAAAAAAACAAGTGGAATTGAAGTTGTACTGTTGGTAGGTAATCACGATTATCATTATATGGATATGGGTGAAACTTACAGTGGATTTCAACCTGCTCTAAAATTTGATATTGGACAGTTACTCAAAGAGAATATGGAACATTTACAAATGGCTTATTCATTTGATAATTTCCTTTGCACTCACGCTGGTGTATCTTCGGTGTTTATGAATGATAATTTTAGAGGTAGTTGGAATTGTGATAATTTAGTTGAAAAGCTGAATGAAACATTTAAATATTCTCCATTCATTTTTAAGTTCAATGGTTTTAATCCATACGGGGATAATGAAACACAATCACCTATTTGGATTAGGTTGAATTCATTGAGAAATTCAAATAACAAACGAGGTAAAGATGGAATTAAAAAACGATTCATTCAAGTGTTTGGGCACACCCAAGTTAAAGAAATTGATTTGGTAGGAATGGAAAAGTTTTTAGGAGGTAGATACATTATGATTGATGCTTTATCATCACGTCAATTCTTAATTTATGATGGCGAAATTAAAGTAGGGAAAGTATGATAAAGTGGGTTGTATGTATGGAATAAAAAAATACTAAAAAAATAATTAATGAAAAAACTAATAACAACTCTAATGCTAATGGGGATAACAACCATTTGCTTAGCACAAAAACCAATGGTTGGCTTTACCGAAGATGAAATAAAGACCTACAACAAGATACAATTCAGTACTGCGTCTTGGGATAAGACATACGAATCTGAAATTTGGTGTTTATGGACTAAACACACATCTTTTGATTTAATGAGCTTTTATGTTTTCAAATATGGAGAAACAAAAAATGTAATGTTTACAAACGCAACTCAAGACGATGAAATGGCATTGCTTATCTTAGACCAAGTAAGAGAAAATTCTGTCTATAAGGGCAACAACAAATACTACGATAAAAAAACAGGATTAACAGTCGAATGTGAATACAATAAAAATAAAAATATTTTTATGTTTAACTACAGTTTTGAATAAGTTATGTCATTAGCAACAAAAAAAGAAGAACAAGCTATCCACGAATGTTATAGGAGGTTATATAGAGCATCAACCCCATCAGCTAACTTTGATGAATTAATCCAAAACGCATCCGAAAATGAGCTAGGAGAAAAGGTCATAGATTATAACAATTACGAAATATGTGAATACCAATTCTCAGAAATCATTCAAGAAGTAATTAAAGAATATAAAATTAAAATTTGGAGAAGGCAACTATTTAAGAATGCAATAATATTAGGATGCTCTCCTAAATTTAAAAACCCAGAATAAAATGAAAGAACAAATATTTAGTGAATTAGGATTTGAAAAGATTATCGTTCCAGCTGAACAATCGGGAAGTCCACAAGATTGGTATTACTATGTTTTAGATATTGGTGGAATAGCTTTAGTAACATCATCGAGCGATGAAATAAAGGATGATAATTGGTATTGTTATTTGTTTGAAGAAGATTCGTTCAAAATAACAAACGAAACTGATTTAGTAGACTTAGTAAATTTATTTAACAAAATACATATCAATACCAATGCTTAATTTATTTCATTTAGAATTATATTTAGGTGGGTCTTTAGTAATGGCATTTTTTTTACACTTATTCCAAATTACTAATAAGAGTGTTACATTATCGGATACCACCATACTTATTTGGTCTTTGTTGTGGTTTATTACCGCGCCAATTTTTACTTTTGCTTTTATATTGGGTATTATTTATGGGGTTATTTCTTCAATAGTAAATATGTTTAAAAAGTAAAAAATAACTATTTATTATGGGAGTTTTACTATGAAATTGAGAGAAATACTAAAAAGAATTATCCTTACAGAGGGAGTTGATGATCCAGGAATATTAAAATGCGTATTCATGGCAGGTGGGCCTGGTTCAGGAAAATCTTTTACATCCGAAGAAATATTTGGTATAGATAGAAAATATAAAGCATCCTTTGCTCAATCAGGTTTAAAAGTAATTAATTCTGATACTGCTTTTGAATCTCAATTAAAAAAGAATGGTATAAACCCAAAAGATTTGGGTAGAATTGAAAGAGAAGAACCCGGATTATGGGCTACAATAACTGCTGTTCCTGGTGGAATTAGAGATAGGGCAAAGAAAATAACACAAGCCCAAAGGGCATTTTATGAAGAGGGTAGATTGGGTATGATAATAGATGGTACGGGAGATGATTTTGCTAAAATAAAAAAGCAAAAACAACATGCTGAATCATTAGGGTATGATTGTATGATGGTTTTTGTTAATACATCGTTAGAAGTAGCAAAGGAAAGAAATGCTGGGAGAGATAGAACATTACCTGAAAATTTGGTTACTTCTATTTGGAAAGATTGCCAAGAGAACATGGGTAAGTTTCAAACTCTTTTTGGTGCAAAGGATTATAGAATTATTGATAATACCACATATGGTCCACCACCAAACGCAGTTCAAAAAGCTGTAAATGAATTTATTAGAAGGCCTATATATAACCCAATAGGTAAAAAATGGATTGAAACTGCAAGAATGCTGAAAAAAGCAGGGCAAATAAAATAAGGAAATATTATGGCAATTAAATACAGAGTTTATAAGCAATTATTATTGGAAAGTCCAAAAATGTGGGTATCCAAATTAGATGAAAATGATTTGGTGGATGATTTTGATACATTGGAAGAAGCAGAGGATTTTGCAAGACGGGCTGCTGAAGCAGATACAACTGGTAGAAAATATAGAGTTGGTGAGATTGAGGTTGTATAGTATGGAGTACTGTAGTTATGAACCTCGTAAAATTGATTCAATCTGTGAGGAATTTGTTAAATTATGATAAAATTATAAGGTTTAATACCTCCAAATATTATTTTTATCAAAAGGAAAAGGTTATGGAAATAAACATAGAATTAGTACCTGTGGAAAATAAAATAAGCGAAACTGAATTATCTTTATTAAAAAGTATTATATCAGACGGGGTTAGTGTAGAGGGGGACGGGGTAATAAAAGTAAAAATTCAAAGTAAAAATTTAAAAAAAATGATAGAAAATATTGTAAATATGAAATAAATTTCGTATATTTACATATGTTGAAGATAGCAGTTATAGCACATGATGGTAAAAAAGCAGACATGGTTGCTTTTATTATGAAAAGGTTAGACTTTTTCAAGAACAATCAAATCATTGCCACCGGAACTACCGGCACCCACATAGAGCACGCCGGTATTCAAGTCATTAAAAAGAAATCAGGCCCTTTGGGTGGTGATGCTCAAATAGCAAGTATGATAGCAGAAGGTGAGATAGATGGTGTTGTTTTCTTTATAGACCCACTTGCTGTTCATCCACACATTGTAGATGTGAATATGTTACTAAGGGTTTGTAATGTTTACAACATACCTCTTGCCACAAATTACGCAACAGCTTCCCTGTTAATTGAAGGATTTAAAAATAAAAAGTTATGAATTTTGGAACAAAAGGATGCATGTATAACTGTGGTGATAGTTGTACGGGAGAATGTATGAAATCTATGAGTAGAGAACAAAATGCAAGAATTTTAACGGATTTATTAGAATATCTTAAAGAACAGCATTCAAATCTTCCAACTCTCGTCTTTGAAGTGCTAGGTGAAGTAATTGATGATTTAAAACAATAGAAAGTTATGAATAAGTTAGAATTGAACATATCACCTGAATATTCAGGTTGGATAGCAGATTTATTGGACAGAGGTCTAATGGAACATGAGACAAGTTACGGTGATATGATACCAGTCCCCGATGAAGTGGTTAGTTTCATCAAAGAATTCTATGAAAATGAACAACGAGATGAATAAAGAACAACAAGAATTATTGGATGGAGCTTATGAAAACTATCTAAAAGGAGGCCACATAAAATGGTTGAATCAGATGGAAGTTAATACTCCTGCTGGTAAGATGAATATACCTATACCTTATACACAAGAAGAATTCATCAACAAATGTAAAACTGAGGATGCACTATCCTTAAAGTGGAGAGAAGAATATAGAAACCTCCAATATGGCTCCAAAGAAGAAATAGAACACTTAAGTAAACATTATACACCCGATACAGAGTTCTCTGAAAGATGGGGATTAAAGATTGAAGAACGAGAGTTGAGTTTACTAGAAAGATATGAACTGATGAAAAAATTAGATAATTGGGTGTCGGTTCACTACAAAGAGCCTAAGACAATGGAGTATATGGATAAACATAATATCCCAACCAAACTAATCACAGTAACATATAAAAATAAAACAATAGAAAGTTATGAGTAAAAGAATTTATAAAACTTGGGAAGACATATACCCACTAACACTTATCAATCTTAGATATAAAGGATATATTGCATTTAATGCTGAAGAAGATTCAGGATTTGTTCAAAACGTAAATACAGAAGAAGTAAGTTACGAACTTGAAGCTTGGTTGGAAAGAAATGTTGACCCCTGTCCTTACGGTGTAGGCGATACAATTATGGATGCGATGAACAATTTATTAGAATCAATGAATAAACAATAGAAAGTTATGAAGGGAATATTAACAAGGAATGAAGATGGTATTTGGACGGTAAAATGGTCTGATTTACATTCATTCGGTCACGGAACGCATTGGTCTTATACAGAACTATCTAATGATAGTAATTCAATCAAGTACATTGAAGATGGTGAAATTAAATATAACGTACTTAAAGAAGGTTTGGAAGTTGATTTCGAAATTATAACATCAGGATACGATAGGGTAAACTTTACACCAAATAATTCAGCTAAACTTATATTCCCAGAAGTTGATATTTTTGAAAAAGAAGGTTATATTAAAGAGTATGTTAAAGAAGGTGGTGTCCTATGGTCAATATACAAGATATCAACTATTAGGGATGGTGGTACAATTATGTTAATAAGACCACCACAAAGTAAATTAAACCCAATTTATATTCATAAAGATTATTGGACATTACATGATGGTTATCCAACAACGGATGAAAATCTAATAACTAATACAAATGAACAATATTACATAATAGATAGGTTACAAAAATATAAAAGAGATTGTGAATTTAATTTACGACAAATTAAAGATATTATAGAAAAAATAAAGTTATGAATAAAGAAATAATAAAAAATAAATTTGGTGATGAATCCGTGTGGAATCAACCAGAATTAGCTGAAGGATTTGATAAATTTATTAAGGAAAAAACATCTCCCATAGGTGAGGGAAATGACCCGTGGAACTACAATATTCCATTAAATGAATTAAACATTAATATAACAAAAGTAGAACACCCTACGTTTGAATACAATGGACGAGCATTCCATTGTCAAATTAGAAAAGCACCTCTGTTAAGAATTCATAATTTAGATGAAAACTTTTCAAATCTTACAGATAATTCTAGAATAAAAAAAGAGTTGGAGGATTTTATAAATGATAACTTCACCCATATCTACCAAGTTTTTGAGGAGAGATTATTGTCCTTTGTTGGTGATAATAGAGTGATGAACGAAATCATATATGTCGTTAGAGGAACTAAAATAATTTAATTATGAACAATTTAGATAAAAAATACATAACACTCCTACAAGACATACTTGATAATGGAGTTGAAAAGAAAGACAGGAACTTAATAAAAAAATAAGATAGTAGATTTTTATACATAAAAGAATATTATGATAATCTACAAAACGACTAACAAATTGAACGGTAAAATTTATATCGGTCAAGATAAAAATAACAATCCTTATTATTTTGGAAGTGGTAAGAAACTACAAAGAGCAATACACAAGTATGGTAAAGAAAATTTCATAAAAGAAATTTTGGAAGAGTGTAAAAACGAAGACCATATGAATGAGCGTGAAATTTATTGGATATCGTTTTATAAAAGTCAAGATAGAAAATTTGGTTATAATATAAGTGAGGGTGGAAAAGAAGGTGATAGGAAAATAGGTCAAGATATTGCTAGAGGGGGGATTTACAATTATTGGTTGGCGAAGTACGGTAAAGAAGAAGCCGATAGGAGACATTTAGAATGGAGATTGAAAATATCACAATATCAACAGTATAAACTGGAGAATGGGTGGGGACATACTGACGAATCTAAAGAAAAAATATCTTCAGCAGGTAAGGGTAGAAAATTATCCGAAGAGGTTAAAAATAAATTGAGAAAACCAAAACCTGAAGGGTTTTCAGAAAAATTATCAAAAGCAAAAAAAGGTGTTTCATTGGGACCGTCAAAAAAAAGATTACAAGTTGAGCAGTTTGACTTGAATGGTAATTTTATTTATACTTGGGACAGTATCAGTAATGCAGAAAAACAATTAAAAATATTCAATATAACCGCAGTTTGTAAAGGAAACCAAGAAACGGCTGGTGGGTATAAATGGAAATACAAAACAAAAGAAAATGAATAAATTAGATTTAGATTACCAAAATTTACTAAAAGATATTTTAGAAAACGGAGTAAAAAAAGAAACAAGAAATGGTGGAACTCTATCAGTATTCGGTAGACAAATCCGTCATTCTATGAAAGACGGATTTCCACTTTTAACTACCAAAAAAATGTATTTCAAAGGAATTGTAACTGAATTGTTATGGTTCCTACGCGGTGATACAAACATCAAGTTCCTTGTTGATAATGATTGTCATATTTGGGATGGTGATGCGTATAAGAACTTTGAAAAGAGATATTATAAAGAGATTTTTAATTATGAAACGGGTTCTCATAATAGATTAATGAGTTTAGATGAATTCATACTCAATATCAAAACAGATGCAGAGTTTGCTAAGAAGTGGGGTGAACTCGGGCCCGTGTATGGTAAGCAATGGAGGGATTGGAATGGAAAATGGAAATTAACAGAAGATGATAATTCTAATTTTGAAAAATGGAGACAAAATTTAGATAGAAAAGGTATAGACCAAATCGCAAACTCAATCAATCTACTTAAAACAGACCCAGATTCAAGACGTAATAGAGTTAATGCTTGGAACGTTGGTGAATTAGACCAAATGGTTCTTCCTCCTTGTCATACTGATTTTCAATTTTTTACAAGAGAGTTGAGTTTACTAGAAAGATATGAACTGATGAAAAAATTAGATAATTGGGTGTCGGTTCACTACAAAGAGCCTAAGACAATGGAGTATATGGATAAACATAATATCCCAACCAGAGCAATCTCTTTAATGTGGAATCAACGTTCAGTAGATACACCACTTGGCTTACCATTCAATATAGCAAGTTACGGGTTATTATTAGAAATCATCGCAAAGGAGGTTAATATGGTGCCTGATGAACTCATAGGAAATTTGGGAGATACACACATCTATTTAAATCAAATTGAAGGTATTAAAGAACAATTGACAAGAGAACCATTTGAATTACCTAAAGTTTTAAAAAAGGATGAATACCATTATCTAGCAGATATGGATATTCCATTCTCTGAAAAAATTAATGCATTCAAACCCGATTTTTGGAAATTGGAAAACTACCAATCACACCCA